AAGTCAAACCGCATTACTTGTTCTTGCTCGGCAAACAACAGATGCAACTCCAACTGTATTGCGTTCAGATACAGGTGCGGCATCCACAACCAACCAAGTAATTTTGCCCAACAACTCAGCCTATTTTTTTACAGGAGAAGTAGTAGCAGGTGTAACAGGCGGTGGCAACACAAAAGGATGGACTATTGAGGGTGTGATTAAGCGTGGTGCTAATGCCGCCGCTACAACCCTTGTTGGAAGCACGGTTACCTCTACTTACGGCGACGTAGGCGCATCGACTTGGGCAATCGCAGTTACAGCAGATACCACAAACGGCGGTTTAGCAGTAACATTCACAGGGCAAGCGAGTACTACAATACGAACCGTGTGTCAGGTACGCACAACCGAAATGACTTTCTAACAGGAGAACATATGAAACTTGAATTATCAGACGACGAAGTAAAATTCATCATGGACGTTTTGGGCGAAATGCCGTCTAAGACAGGTGCTTTTCTGGTGATGAACAACATTGCCAAACAGCAACAAGAAGCCGCTCAATTTGAGCAAGTCAAGGCGCAAGCCATCACTCAGGAGTAATCATGGCATTTGTATGGACAATCAATTCACTTCAGGTCATGAACACGCCTGAACCGCAAACCGTTGTGATGAGCAATTTCACCATTGCCAAAGACGGACAACAGGTCAACTACTCGGTCAACTTGCTACCTGCAAACCCCGATGACTTCACGCCGTTTGACCAAATCACACAGGAACAAGCTTTGGCGTGGACACAAGCCGCCCTTGGCCCAGAGCGTGTAACGAACATGGAAACCGAAGTTGATTTCCTAATTGCTCAAGCCGCTATTCCTACACCCCAACCTGCTCCTTTACCTTGGAACTAACATCATGGCACTTAAAATTACAGCAGTAAATAACACCAACGGTCAGTCTGAAACTCAGGCTTACGCTAGGATCACGAACTTTTTTGGCACAAAAGACCAGCTTCAGGTGCAGGTCGAGATTCACGCCACGGAAGAAGCTCGCCGAGCAGGTTGGCCCAGCATCCAACAACAGGCCCATTACATCAACATGGAAGACCTGTCAGGCGATCTGATCCCTGCGATTTACGACGTGCTCAAGACTTTCACTCAGTACGCTGGCGCACAAGATTGCTAATCTTTAAAAAACATAATACATTACATATATTATGGCAAAATCACCAGCATGGACGCGCAAGGAAGGCAAGAACCCCAAAGGCGGCTTGAACGCCAAGGGGCGAGCCTCCGCCAAAGCGCAAGGTATGAATTTGAAACCGCCCCAGCCAGAAGGAGGCTCCCGGCGCGACTCTTTCTGTGCGAGGATGGAAGGGATGAAAAAGAAGCTGACCAGCGCAAAGACGGCCAACGACCCAGACTCACGCATAAACAAATCACTTAGGGCGTGGAACTGTAAGGATGGGGGCTATGTAACTGCGGCTGATGGCTGCGCCACCAAGGGCAAGACAAAAGGGCGGATGGTATGACTGACGACGCTATTCAGACAGCCAGAGAGTTAGCCACGCATGCGTCTGACATCAAGCATTTGCAAGATGATATGGACAGGATGTTGGAGAACATGAAGGCTATGCAGGTAACGCTGACGGCCATTGACAAAACTTTGTCTGAGGCTAAAGGTGGCTGGAAAGTTTTGATGCTTGTTGGTGGGGCCAGTAGCGTTGTAGGCGCAAGCTTAGTTCAGCTTGTTAACTGGTACGTAGGGGGTAAGTAATGCCTTCGACGAGTAAAAAACAACACAATTTCATGGCGGCAGTGGCTAACAACCCATCGTTTGCTAAGAAAGTAGGAGTCCCACAGTCCGTGGGTAAAGAATTTTCTAACGCGGATAAAAACCGCAAATTTTCAAAAGGTGGTGATACTATGGCTTCCAAAATGAATGCTGGCTTCATGGCAATGATGGCTAAGAAAAAAGGCGCAACTAAAATGGCTGGTGGCGGTATGCCCGCAGCACTGGCAAAGCATGCTGGTAAACCCGCTTCCAAAGCGCACGCAGGTTTAAAGAGTGGCGGCTCTGCTTCTAGTCGTGCTGACGGCGTTGCTTCCAAAGGCAAGACCAAAGGTACTATGGTTGGCATGAAGTCCGGCGGCAAAGCCTGCTAATATCATGATGGCCAGCCGTGGTATGGGGGACATCTCCCCCTCTAAAATGCCCAAGGGCGTCAAGAAAGCCCGGCGGGACGATACTGACTTTACCCAGTATAAAGAGGGTGGGAAAGTTAATGCTGCGGGCAATTACACAAAGCCCAGTCTTCGCAAGAAGATTGTGTCCCAAGTAAAAGCCGCAGCAACTCACGGCACTGGCGCAGGTCAGTGGTCGGCGCGTAAAGCGCAACTTGTTGCCAAGAAGTACAAGGCGGCAGGCGGGGGTTACCGAGATTGAAAGCGCCTCAGAAATCATTGAAAGACTGGGGCGACCAAAAGTGGGGAACCAAAAGTGGAAAACCGTCTAGTAAAACAGGTGAGCGATACCTTCCAGAAGCTGCGATCAAAAGTCTCAGCCCTAGTGAGTACGCTGCGACAACGCGTGCGAAACGTGCTGGCAAAAAAGCCGGAAAACAATTCGTAGCGCAACCAAAAACGATTGCAAAGAAAACAGCAGGATTTAGATAATGGCTACCTCTGGAACCACTGCATTTAATCTTGACCTCACGGAGATCGTCGAGGAAGCGTTTGAGCGTGCTGGTTCCGAGATGCGCACGGGCTATGATTTGCGTACTGCAAGACGAAGTTTGAATCTTCTATTTGCTGATTGGGCTAATCGGGGCCTGAACATGTGGACGTTTGAACAGGGGACTATTGCTCTGGTTCCCGGTACAGCCACGTACAACCTTCCGGCGGACACTGTGGATTTGATGGAGCACGTCATCCGTACAGGCGCAGGGAGTGCATCGACACAGGCGGACTTGACCATTACGCGTATAAGTGTTTCTACTTACGCCACTATCCCAAACAAGTTGCAGCAAGCCCGTCCTATTCAAGTGTGGATTGAGCGCCGTCAGGAAATCCCCACGATTACCGTCTGGCCTGTTCCAGACAACTCGCAAGTTTACACGTTTGTGTACTGGCGGTTAAAGCGTATTGATGACGCTGGTACTGGCATAAATACGATGGATGTGCCGTTCCGGTTTTTACCGTGCATGGTGGCAGGTTTGGCGTACTACTTGGCTTTGAAGGTTCCCAATGGGGCCGAGCGCCTACCAGTTCTTAAACAGCAGTATGACGATGCGTGGGACTTGGCCTCTACGGAAGATCGTGAGAAGGCTTCAGTGCGCTTTGTACCGCGCCAGATGTACATAGGAAGCGGTACTTGAAATGGGCAATAGGTTTGCTTCTGGCAAGAACAGTATCGCCATGTGCGACCGCTGTGGCTTCCGATTCAAATTAACAGCTCTACGCAAAGAGGTCATTAAGACCAAGACGTACAACTTGTTGGTATGCGATAGTTGCTGGGATCCCGATCAGCCTCAGTTGCAGTTGGGTATGTACCCGGTGGATGACCCACAAGCTGTACGCAACCCGCGTAGGGACACAACGTATGTGACTGCAGGGCCAAATGCAACGGGCCTCCCTACAGGCGGCAGTCGAGACATTCAATGGGGCTGGAATCCAGTTGGGGGTGCCAGCAGTTTTGATACAGCTTTAACACCAAACTACTTGGTTTCTAGAGCAATTGTTGGTACAGTAACGATATCTTAAGGAGCTAATTATGGCGTACGTAAAATCAGCTGACGGCGTTGCCTCAAAAGGCAAAACAAACGTCAAAGTCTTCCCCAATAGCGGCCCCACAAAAGGCACTGACAAGGGCGGCAAAAAATCTTCTGGTGTGACCGGCGAAGCGATGATGAAAGTTGGTCGCAACATGGCACGCGTAAACAATCAACGTGGAGGCTAATCATGCCCAAAGTTAACAATCTCCCCGCTTCTGCCTACGCAAAGCCCCATACTATGAGTGGCAAGACCGTAAAAGCAACCACGATGCCCGGAAAAGATTCTGGCCTTGAAAGTTTGGCAGCTATGCAGCCGCGCATGAGTGTTGGCATGTACAACAACTCACAAGGCAGAGAGTCTGTGAAAGAGACAGGCATCGTTACCCGGGGTAATGGTGCGGCTACCAAAGGTATAACGGCTCGCGGCCCAATGGCTTGAGGTTTATATGGCAACACTAGGTGCGCTGACTTACTCCCAATTGGTGACTGCGGTATCTGATTACACGCAGAACACCTTCGACACTACTGACATGAACACCATGATTCAGCAGGCGGAGCAGCGCATCTATAACTCAGTGTCGCTACCCAATTTACGTAAGACATCGACCACAGCTTTAACGGCAAGCGTTAATACGTTTAATGCGCCCACAGACTTTCTGGCTGTGTATTCGTTTGCTGTGGTTGACGCCAGTGGGAATTTTATCTACTTGCTTAACAAAGACCCTGCGTTCATGCAAGAGGCATACCCTAATCCAGCCACAACAGGGGTTCCAAAGTATTACGCAATCAACGGCCCGTCATCACCTGTAACTACGTTGCAGTTTATTCTTGGGCCTACACCCAGCGCTGCATTTGTAACAGACCTTAGTTATTTCATCATGCCTGAGTCAATTGTTACTGCGACTACTACATGGCTTGGTACTAACTTTAGCTCTGTGCTGTTGTATGGGACACTGGTTGAAGCTAACACCTACATGAAGGGTGAAGCTGATATGACCGCGCTGTACAATCAAAAGTACATGGAAGCATTGGCACTCTTGAAGAACTTGGGCGATGGCAAACAGCAAACCGACACTTACCGCTTTGAATCAAGGGTCACACCGCAATGAGCATTGTCCAGACCCAAACCACAAGTTTCAAAGCGGAGTTGTACCAAGGTATACATGCGCTTACCACCGACGTTATCAAGATTGCCTTGTACACGGCGAACGCCGACCTGAATGCGGATACCACAGCGTATTCAAGTTCAAACGAAGTATCAGCAACGTCGGGCGCAGCACCGTACTCACCGGGTGGAGCGATCCTAACGCCGGTGAGTGTTTCGTCATCTACATCTGATGCAACAGCGTATGTGGGCTTCCCAAACGTCGCGTGGACTGGCACAATAACGGCACGGTGCGCATTGATCTATAACGACTCAGTGGTAGGCAAGCCCTCTATTGCAGTGTTAGATTTTGGAAGCGACAAAACGTCATCCAACTTTACGATCACAATGCCTGCCAATACGTCAACAACAGCGCTGATCCGCAGTTCGTATTAAAGGGCTGGGCTAAAACCCGGTTATTCCGTAAATACGGCATAAGTGTTTAAACAAATTGGGAGTATAGAATGGCATCACAATGGTCTGCGCTAAAAGTAGAATTGCTTGAAACTGGTGCAAATTCAGGCACTTGGGGATCGCTCACCAACACTAACTTAGGTGACGCGGTTCTGGGGGAGGCCATTACAGGCTCCGCCACGGTAGACTTTTCTACAGATGCGGATGTCACAATCACACTTACTGACGTCATTACTACGCAAGCTGCTAGAAACTTGCGTTTAAATATTACTGAAAGCTCTACCGGAATTGGTTCTGTACGCAGTTTAATCTTGGGTTCAGGTTGCCAGATTGAAAAGTTTTACCTGATTAACAACACGGGGACAGGCGCAAAAACCGTTAAGAATACGACCGGCACAGGCATCACTGTTCCAGCTGGTAAAGCTACGTTGGTTTTCAACAACGGCACAAACGTTGTCGATGCGGCCTCACATTTCAGTTCTTTAACGCTAGGCGCTGCTTTGCCAGTTACCAGCGGTGGCACGGGCACAACCACTTCCACAGGTAGTGGTAATCTGGTTCTTTCAGCCTCCCCCACTATCACGGGCACATTGGCTGGCGCAAGTGCTACGTTGTCCGGAACATTAGGTGTTACCGGTGTAGCTACGTTAGGTAATGGTGCGATCCTAAATACCCCAGCTTCAATGGTGGGAACAAACATTACCGGAACTGCAGCCAGCTTTAATATCAATGGCACTGTGGGTGCAACCACTCCTACAACCGGAGCGTTTACAACCATAACAGCTTCCTCCACTCTTACAGTGACGGGTAGTTCTAGCTTGCAAGGTTTGACAGTCGGTAAAGGGGCGGGCAGTGGGTCTTTTCCCAACACAAGCACAGCAGTTGGCAATAGCGCTTTAGCGTCTAATACGACAGGTAGTAGTAATACAGCGGTTGGTTATATAGCACTCAATTCAAATACTATTGGAACTGCAAACGTGGCCGTTGGGTCTTCGGCATTAACTACCAACACACGCGGAGATAGCAATATTGCTGTGGGCTCTAGCGCACTACGTTTAAATACATCTGGCAACTACAATGTTGCTATAGGATCTGCTGCTTTAGATCGGAACACTACCGGCTCGTCAAACATAGCTATTGGAAATACTGCACTTTACTACAATACCGTGGGTGTCGATAATGTGGCTGTTGGTTATGCAGCGTTACTAAACAACACTACTGGTATAAACAATGTGGCCGTTGGGAGCAGCGCTCTTATTAGTAATGTAGATGGCACTAATAATGTTGGAATTGGTTATCTAGCACTTCGTTTTAACACGACTGGTGGACAAAATATTGCTATTGGATCTTTAGCTTTAACCACCAACACAACGGGCAATAACAACGTTGCAGTTGGCACGGCTGCTTTGTATTTAAACACTACAGGCAACGACAATACTGCTGTTGGATATAACTCACTAAACAAAAATACCACGGGCATTAGAAACAGCGCAGTTGGTTATAACGCTTTGTACAACAACACAGTGGGCACTGGAAATACCGCAAGCGGTTGGCAAGCACTGTACACCAATACAACCGGTACAAATAATACTGCCGTTGGGCTTCAAGCATTAACTTCCAACTCAACAGGAGCTACCAATACTGCCGTTGGGTATGGTTCATTAGGCCAAAATACAGTTGGTACGGACAATGTTGGTATAGGCGCGGACGCTTTAGCGGTAAACACTACCGGTACACAAAACACGGCGGTGGGAGGAGGCGCGTTATACACAGCAAACGCTTCCCGAAATGCGGCATTGGGGTATAACGCATTGCGTACTACCACCACTGGTTCGTCAAACACAGCCGTTGGTTATCTCTCGCTTTATTTAAATACCATTGGAGCAGGCAACGCCGCAGTAGGCGATACCGCCCTGTATTCAAATACTACAGGCGTAAACAATACCGCTATTGGATATTTGGCAGGTTATGGCAACGGAACGCAAGCCAACACAACAGGCACTGGCAATACATTTATTGGTTACAACGCCATGGGAGCATCTCCTACGGCCAACAATACAATTACCTTGGGCGATGGCTCAATCACTACATTGCGATGCCAAGTCACATCTATTACTGCGTTGTCCGATGCGCGTGATAAAACCAACATTGTGGACATTCCAGCGGGTTTAAACTTTGTGCAAGCACTTCGCCCTGTATCCTTTGATTGGAACATGCGCGACGGCCAAAAGGTTGGTATTACAGAATTTGGTTTTATTGCACAAGAGCTTCAACAAGCGCAGGCAACCACAGGAGTCTCTGTGCCACACTTGGTGTCTGATATTAACCCTGAAAAACTAGAAGCTTCTGCAGGCACGTTAATTCCAATTCTGGTCAAAGCCATCCAAGAGCTTAAATCAGAGTTTGATCTGTACAAAGCAACTCATCCATAGCATGAGAAAAGTCTTAATTGGAACGCCGTGCTATGACGGCAAAGTACATGTGGAGTTCCTGCATTCTTTGCTGGGAACCATGAGTCTTGCTGCTCAGAATCAGGTGGCGCTGTATCCGGTGCAGATTGCCCATGATGCCCTTATCCAAAGAGCAAGGAATGATTTGGTTCGCATGGCTTTGGAAACAAACTGTGATGATTTAATATTTATTGACTCCGATCAGGCATGGGAGCCGGAGTGGGTCTTTCGTTTGCTCAATCATCCGGTAGATGTAGTGGCAGGGACTGTACCAAAGAAGTCCGATGTCAACATTGACTTTAACGTCAAGATGCTGCCTCAAGGTTTGTTAGCTCCTGAAAATGATTTGTTGGAAGTTGAGTGCGTTGGCACCGGGTTTATGCGAATTTCTAAGAAGGCTTTGCAACAGGTCTGGGAAGTTAGTGAGCCATACACAAACCACGGCGTAGCAAATAGGCTTGTGTTTAACGTTAAGCTGTCTTTTGATGGTGAATTGGTTAGTGAAGACAATGCGTTTTGCCAAGCGTGGCGGGCATGTGGCGGGAAGGTTTGGATTGACCCTTCAATGACTTGCGCTCACATTGGTCAAAAAACGTATGTAAACAATTTTGCTGAATTTATTAAACCAATTAAGGTTAATGATGTGGGACTGGTTTGAAGCAATCATTGCCGCAGCCTGTGTAGCCTGCTTTGTCGTAGCGGGCAGTTATATTGTTCTTTGGGCATTCCCGTGATTGATCCCATAACCGCACTGGCGGGAATCCAGAGTGCTGTTAAGTTAATTAAGCAAGCATCTAAGACTGTGGATGACGTCGCCTCGCTCGGCCCACTGCTCGGCAAGTACTTTAACGCCAAGTCAGATGCTAACAAAGCGGTTGCAGAGTCAAAGAAAAAGGGCGGCTCTTCTATGGGCACGGCTTTGCAGATTGAGTTGGCTTTGGAGCAAGCCCGTGAGTTTGAGAAAAGTGTGGAGTTACTGTTTTTCCAAGCAAACAAAATGGACGTGTGGGCGAGGATTAAAGCTAGAGCCGCCGCAAGTGACATAGAAGACGCACACAACGCTAGGCGTGAAAAGGAAACGGCTGAACGTAAAAAGAAAGCAGACCAAGAAGACCTAGAATTGGGGTTGCTGATTGGAGGGCTAGTTTTAGCCCTTTTGCTTTCTGCCTATGGTATTTTTGAAGTGCTAGACCATTGCGCTAATAACAGGTGTGGGCGGTGAATGAGTACCAGAAGCAAGCAGACATGGCGTTCAAGATTGTCGGTGCGTGGTGGGCGGCTAACTTGTTCCTTGACTTTATCAAGATACTGCCAAACTTTATTTCAGACCGCATTGTGAATGCGCTACTTGGAAGGATTGGATTGTGAGTGAAGAAAAGCCAGCCGATGTTCTTAGCAAGGTGTTGTCCTATGTGGATAGCCCGTTTAAACTATTTGCCTTGGTGCTCATGGCGGTGTTTGCTTTCTCTGGGTATTTCATTTGGCAGAACCAAGCGTTCCTATTTGAAGCGTATAAAGAAAACAAGAAGCTACCCGCTATTGCAGAAGACAGGGCAGAAGATGTTGCGGCGCACCTTTTTAAAAACACCAATGCTACGGTGGTCGCTATCTTTAAAGTTAACCCGCTGTTTGGGACAAGGATTTTGTACCGTGCATACACCCGCGAAGGCAGGGAAAGAACGCACGAAGGTTTGGATGTAGGGCTGTTTACACAGAGTTCAGCAAACAACCGCGATGTTGTAGCGTTGATGGCCAATGAGATTCCTTGCAGTGAATACAACGTACCTCAGAGTGAGATTGGGCTTTGGTACATCGACAAAGGTGTGAAGTTTGGATGCCGTGTCAGTGTGCCCCCAGAGCAGGGCAGGTTTGTTGGACAGATTACGGTGGGTTGGGATAAAGAACCCAAGGACTTAACCAAGGCGATGGGAATGCTACAGATTGCCAGTAACATGCTTAGTAAAAGCAAGCAATAAAGGAGAAGTAATGGCCCAGTTTGAACCTGCTTTTGAGTTGATGATGCAAGACGAGGGTGGCTACGTCCTCCATGAAGTCCCCGGCGACACGGGCGGCATGACCTACGCTGGCATTGCCCGTAACAAGAACCCGCAGTGGCCCGGTTGGGCGCTGGTAGATAAGAAAGAAATGGGCGGCTCTTTGACACCTATGGTGCGTGAGTTCTACCGCATTGAATTCTGGGACAAGATGCGCGGTAACGAGATTAGCAACCAAGACGTAGCCAACACCATCTTTAACTTTGGTGTAAACGCAGGCATGGGCATGGCGGTCAAGCTGGCTCAGTTGGTTGTTGGTGCTACGCCAGACGGCGGTATTGGGGCTAAGACTGTTGAGAAACTTAACCAGATACCTGACGGCCAAAGGTTTAAAGAGCAGTACGCTTTAGCCAAGATTGCGCGGTACGTAGAGATCTGCAACAAGAACCCCGTGCAGGTTAAATTCCTGAAGGGTTGGCTGAACCGTACATTGAAAGGTTTGAAATGAGCTTGCTTGCCGTTGGATCAATTATTGAAGCTGTTGGTAAGGTTGCAGGCGACCTGATTACCACCGACAAAGAAAAAATGGAAATGGAGATTGAGCAACGTAAGCTTGATCTTGAAGAAAAGCGCATTGACCAAGCTACAGATTTAGCGCAGATTGAAGTCAATAAGATTGAAGCTGCGTCATCTAATGTGTTTGTTTCAGGCTGGAGGCCAGCCATTGGTTGGATCGGTGTAGCGGCTATGGGCTATCAGTTTTTGCTCTACCCGCTGTTCCAGTGGGCATGGAAATACTTGCAAGCTATGGGCTGGGTTCCTGTTGGCATGGATCCCCCTCCGGTACTAGACGCAGACCAGCTTTGGGTGATATTATCAGGCATCTTGGGCATTGCCGGTATGCGTTCTTTTGAGAAGACCAAAGGCGTTGCCAGTAAATAAAGGTTGCCAATGCCGTTACAAAAAGTACTGTTTAAGCCGGGCGTCAACCGGGAGAATACTCGATACACCACTGAGGGTGGATGGTATGAGTGCGACAAAGTACGCTTTCGTCAAGGTACGCCAGAGAAGATTGGCGGCTGGGTACAAATTTCCACAAATTATTTTCTAGGGGTATGTCGTTCTTTGTGGAATTGGGTCACACTTTCTTTTTTAAATTTAATTGGCGTTGGCACTAATTTAAAATTTTACATTGAAAATGGCGGAGCTTATTACGACATTACACCCATACGCGCTTCTTCTGTCATTGGTAACAATCCGTTTGTAGCCACTACAAGCTCACAAACTATTACAGTCACTGATGCAGATCATGGAGCCGCCACGGGCGATTTTGTAACGTTTTATGGGGCAGTTGGCTTGGGAGGTAATATTACGGCGGCAGTATTAAACGCTGAATACCAAGTAACAGTTATTAATACCAGCTCTTACACAATTAATGTTGCAGTAGCAGCTAACGCAACTGATACGGCGGGTTCCCCCGGCGGAGGCGCGTCTGTCATAGCTTCTTATCAAATCCCAATTGGGCCTTCATTTGAAGTGCCGTTGGTTGGTTGGGGCGCTGGCGGGTGGGGGCTAGGACTTTGGGGGACGGGTTTGCCTGACGCTTCTAGCTTGCGTTTATGGACGCAAAGCAATTTTGGTGAAGATTTAATTTTTGCACCTTTGGCTGGCGGTATTTATTATTGGCGGGCTAGCCCCCAGTTAACAGGACAAATTTTTACTATCACTATTGCGGCACCTGCGGTGTTAACGTTTCAAACCCCGCACGGGTTGTCAATTAGCGATGCAATCCAGCTGGATACTACGGGTGCTTTACCAACGCCTTTATACCCCAACATCACATATTACGTAGCATCAGTACCGACTACGACTACAATTACTTTGCGCACATCTGCGGTGGCGTCCAGCGCTACCACTACTCTTAGTGGTGTAGCAATTACGGGTATTGCTGGGCAGTTCTCTTGCACAGCTATGTCCCCTGCCCTGTCTATTGGGCAGTCAATTACAATTAGCGGCACGCTTGGCGGTACGGGCACAATCACAGGTTACGTCAACCCCACAACGTACTACATCATTGCAACCAATAGCTCTACAACATTTACGTTGTCCACTACATCGGGCGGCTCTGGTGTCGTAACAACTGCTGGTACACCGACAGGCTTAACTTACACTCTTTCTACCGTCATTAACACATCAGGCACACAGTCTGGTGTTCAAACGCTATCACTGCGCGGGATACCTTTAACGGCATTAGCTGGCGCATCTGATGTTCCAACTATACAAAACGGAATTCTTGTTTCGGATGCAAGCCGTTTTGTGTTTGCGTTTGGCAGTAACGATTATGGTAGTACGGTACAAGACCCCATGCTGATTCGCTGGTCGGATCAGGAAAACCCCACCATGTGGACACCGGCAATCACAAATCAAGCAGGCAGTATTCGCCTGTCACACGGCTCAAAGATAGTTTCATTTATTCAAACTCGTCAAGAGATCGTGGTGTTTACAGACGCTTCTGTGTATTCGCTTCAGTTCTTGGGCGCTCCGTTTGTGTGGAGTTCACAGCTCTTGGGTGACAATATTTCTATTCTTGGCCCTAATGCAGCAATCGTAGCTTCAGGCATTGTGTACTGGATGGGGGTTGATAAATTCTACGTATATGACGGTCGTATACAAACATTGAATTGCGATTTGCGTAAATACGTTTATCAAGATATAAATTTAAATCAAAGTTATCAGGTGTTTGCGGGAACCAACGAAGGCTTTAACGAAGTGTGGTGGTTCTACTGTTCTGCCGACAGCACTACGATTGACAAGTACGTGGTGTACAACTACATTGAAAACGTTTGGTATTACGGCACTA